AAACTCTTTGGGTTCCCGCAACACGGTGCCGGGTTGAATAATGATCTCCCTCCACCCTTATGCTTGGCAGCGATGCCTTGCTAGGGAAAAGTCCCGATTAAATCCAGGGACCGAGATCGTACCACTGCTGAACTAAGCTATTTACGACTCTAAAACGAGTGGAAGAGTGAATCGGGACAGAGTTATATCCTGATAAACTATCCACTCGAAAGAGAGGCGTAATCGCTTCAAGCTTAGCACGGCTTCCGTCGCCTCCACTTTTATAGAGGCGATGCACGACGCTAGCCAAAGACTTTTGAAATCGAACAAGTTCGAGATCAATTGGCTTTAACTTCCAAAGTGCAGCTAATAAATAGCCGACTGTATCGTCGTAGTAAGTTTTACTTACCTCCACCACGTTCGGAACGGAGAACGGAGCAGGCTGATAGCCTACACCAATCCCCTTACGAGCGCGGCTAGGGGTTGCTTCATCGAAGTTCAAGATGAAGCCACCATCTCCTAAACCATTAGGTATTCCAAAGCGTAAAGCTTTGGGCACAGAATGATAAAGGAGCTCAAATGCTTTCTTGAACCGGATGTCACAGCCATAACCGAGGTTATGTCTGTGCGCCAGTCTTCGGATTGCATTTGCCAGGCGGTAAACCGCTGGAACCGACTTAACCCTATCTTTAAGATAGATCGGTTTCACGTCAGTGCCTGAGAAATAATGGGCTCCGCAGCTCTCTCTGAACGAAGAGTCAACGTGACTCTTCTTTATATTCAGACGAAAGCCGTAGAATTCCATTGCCTCAGCGAAAACCTCGTAGCAAGCGGATGGTAATATTACATCATCACCATACGCACTCACCTGGTGAGAACTAAGTGAGAGATAATCTGCGCAACAAGATGCAATTGCGTAGAAAATCAACGACTCGAGCTGAAATGTAAAGCCGTTCCCCATACTGGAGAACTTCTCCCATTTCGCAAAAGTCGAGCCACGAGTGCCGTAATGAGATCGACAAGCATCCAACAGCAACCACCACCTACGAGGCAAAAGGACCTCGACGATAGAGGAAGCGATCGAATCGCTCGCAGAACTGAGATCAATTGTCGCTAAATCGTTAGTTAAACTACCGATCCGAGCGAGTTCTTGATTACGGTCCTGAAAGCGTAGGTCGACCCCATACCTTCGGAGGCGACGACCAATCATTTCACCAATGGACTTTTGGAACCAAATATTAATTCCAGGTTCAATGGCGATAACTCGATTAGTCGAAGCATCCTTAGGTACAGTGATAACCTTATTACCCACTTGAAAGGACGGAAAACCGGCCTCAACAAGTCGGGCAGACCAAAGAGGATATGAAGCCTCTAAGGTCTCCCAGGGTATAAGGCTGTACAGATCACGCGTGATTCCAGTTTCACACTGGAACTTCTTGACTGAACTGGCTTCTTTACGCTTTATCAGCGTAGAGGCGCCAGGACCCCAGTCAGGCATTGCGAAGATCTCCTCAGCGTCAAAGTCGCCCAGGATCCTCTCAATTTTACGAATGACTGCATTGTGCAGCCAAACGGCTCGGCCCTTGAATAAGGGGTCGAGAGAAAGGTCCCTGAAACGAGCATTGGTCTGTTTACAGAGAAGTTCAAATGAATCGAATTTCTCAAAAGCAACTTTGTCCAAATCAGATTCAAGGGATAACCCTGTGAATTTTGATAAGAACTTAGTTGCAGCGTAAGCAGATCGAAGGTCTACAAATGAATTGTAGTCCTTGGGATTGAACCCCAAATTAGCTATTTGCTCATGCTCTCCACTTCTGAAGAGGATGAGGACAGCTAACGAACGGGGACAATCCAATGCACTGAGGTACTCCGCAATAACCGAGGATTCAAGACCCTCGGAAACGCGGTAACTCGCGATTCCTTTATGGAATCGACCACCTTGCTTCTTAGAAGACATAGTGGAATCTCCCGGAGTTAGTCCAGCCGACGTTTACTGGTTAGTAAACGCTTTCGAAGGTCGTCACAGCGTTCTCAAGCGGAGACCCCGTTGAATCTGTCGGGGTACCGTCTGAGGCGTTGATCAGACGAGCGAAAAGAGAAGCCACGCGCGAAAACAGCACTTGCCGTTCCGCGAGAGTACTCCTCTCAGGCAGGAAGAACTCCCCGATGAATGCACAATCATATGCTTTCGTCGGTGCCGGGTTAATACCCGTCATCGTTGAGGCACTGGTTGTCTCCATCGTCGGGAGAACGAGTTTGACTGTACACCTGTAGACGCGGCTCGCCTTTGACGGCGGACGCAACGACAGGGTCAATCTGGGGTAGGCAATAGCGTAACCAACGCTACGATCCACCCACGCCGCGACTCCTTGGGGATTTATCCCTTCGGGGTTCATGGTTGAGTCGACACCAACGGTCGCGCTTGTCGCCAATCTGGCTAAAGCATGATCGAGGATGCCGCTTAGTTTCACGGCCGCGAGAGCGGACATGTGAGTACTTCCTTCTAAAGAATGGAAACCATCGTCCTCATCTAAAAGCCTGAACTAGAAGAGCTATAGCGTTTTGGGCACGAACACCACCAGAAAGTCCCGATAAATTCAATTGCGGATAATGCATAGTCGGGAAACCACTTAAGGTTGACCGATTAAGAAAAATCCGCTCATATCGGAACTTGGCGGTATGGCGCCCTATCGTTGTAGGTTCGACTAGAAGAGGCCCGTAGTTTTCGATGGCTTGATCCATCTTCATTCGAGTAAACAGTGTCTTGCTTCCGCTAACAAAATCCAGACCATGGAAAGCTGTGAGGCTTTCTAGGTAAGGACCAATTGGCAGAAACCAGTCTGCAACGAACGAAAATGGGAGGATTTCCCACATGAGGTTTATGGGATTTGTGAAGCCGGTCTGAGCAAAGAAGGCCAACGCTGGATTATCCAACCTATATCGAACAACAAACTTACACGTCGTCCTATTAGTCCAGGTTGTCACACCTGGCCTGGCAGACGCAAAGAATGTTGTCGGTGCAGGAGGATAGTCTTCGCGAAAATCCTTCATCGCAGAGGCCGTAACTTTGACACTCCGAACAGAAGTGCTACCAACCATCATGTTGGCTAGCGCTATCGCTGTACCCTCGATATCTTTGAGGAGAGGTTTCCAACCATATTGGAGTTGAAGCCAGTTACTGGCAACACTCTTAGTGGCTGAAAGACGACTTCTCGCGATACCTTGGTTCCCGCGACCAGCAGTAAGCGCGTTAATTGCACCGGAAAAATTAAGCCGGCGCAATTGACGTAGAGAGTTGACAATCTTTGTTGCATTTCCTGCAATCAAAGACGTCATCTGACCTATTTGAGCTAAGTTCTGCGCGAGATTCGCTTGAATCCCCGCTTGAGCCGCTTGAATAAGTCTGCTTAACGCTAGGTTCTCCGCCAACGGAAGATGCGTTGTTGACGGCTGGAGTGGAGCATAAACTGCCGTGAACGGTTTGATCCAGAGTAGAGATGAACCTATTGTAGAGTTCACGTCGTACTGATGGAATCGATTTTCCGTCCAGTCGACAATCTCGACAGTATGCGGATTAACCGGTACTTGCCAAGACTTTAGCTTCCCCCAACCAGGAGTTCGGACACCGGACCATGTTCGCCGATAGGCGTTCACAGGTACTACGTTTTGGTAGAAGGTTTTAACTTCGCCATCGTAGTAGTGCTCGAAAGTTTCTAAAAACTGACGAGTCCAGGTTTCCGTAGCCGGGCGAGGAGGGCTAGGTCGAATATGACGTGCAGTTCGGCTCACATAGGGCGATCTAGCATACCCTATGGCCCGAGAACGTGCAGTATTCATCGTTCTCGACGATATCGCTGTGGATCCGTTAACCGTTACCATCGTCCTCCCATTACGGAGAAGACGGAAAGGTGCGGGAAAACGGACCACCACGCGATACGGAAAGGATCGGATATGTCTGGAAAAGGATAAATACGAACACACCTTCTCCTTACCCTTGCGATAGAATTCACCCTCACTAAAGTGATTCTTAAGAGCAAAGCTCCTAATGTCACCTGTCGTGTGGACGAGTCTACCGCCGGAGTAAGTAGAGATGTTAACGTAATCATTCCTAGCCAGGTCCAACTCTTTCTGCATCAAGCCCAACGCATAGGCTTTATCGTTTGGGTGACTGTTAAGATAAGGACTTAATTCTGCCAAAGAATTATCTCCTTAGCATTAAGACTCATCTCAACAACGTTGAGACTCAACCCCACATCAGCTGACAAATGGAAGTAACTCCCAAGGGCTCGCAGAAAGGGATTAACTCCCAACTGCTCGCACATCGGAAGTTCCTCCATGAGTTAAGACAAACGTGGGTCTGAGGGTAGGTGTTTAAAACACCTATCTGGCATCCGAGTTCCTCCCCTTACGGGATTCGCACAGAAACGCCAGACTCGAACGGAGACTTTGTAAAGTCTCAGTCGGAGCCAACACAAGTAGATCATCGAAAAGAGCGAGCTCGTCTTGACAGTGAATGTCAATACAGGCACTGCGCTTCGAAATGAGACACCTGTGGAGGTTCTTAATCTCCCGAATAAGGAGATCTCGACTCTTCGTCGTTTCCATGCTAGTCCTTTAAGGTTAGTTAACAAGGATGCCCTAGAGGCTGCTCTTCATTGGGAAGGTAATAGGTGAAACCTAGATAGTATCTACGATAGACTGTAGACCTAACCTAGGCCTCACCAAGGGTCCTAACGGATCCTTCGTCTTCGACCGACTCGAAACAACCGATACCCAACCCACCGGATTGCTCCGGCGAGAAATTGTAACTCTCCGGGCTACACCCTGAGACTGCCCCACAACCCCGAAAGTATTGCTACCGTCGGTTTGGGCTATTCCCCTTTCGCTCACCGCTACTCAGGGAATC